GACCACCTCCACGCGCCGGATATTCACGGACAGCACGCGCGCAGAGGCTGACGGGTTTTTCAACCTCGGACGGTTGACGTGGACGGGCGGGCCGAACGCTGGCGCAGTCTCGGAAATCAAGGATTTCACTGGTGGTCAATTCATCCTGTGGGAGGCGCTGCTCTCGCCCATCGGCATCGGCGACACATACGACGCCACGCCTGGCTGCGACAAGTCCTCTGCCGATCATCTGCTTTTCAACGCCGACATGGTGGACTTCGGCGGATTCCCGATGGTGCCTGGCTCTGATAGCATCCTTCAATCACCAGACGCGAAAGGATAGGCATGGACAATCGCGCGAAGATCGTCGCCGAGGCCCGCCGCTGGCTTGGGACTCCGTTTCACCATCAAGCCGCCCTGCTCGGTGCCGGCGTGGATTGCGTGGGCCTGATTCGCGGCGTTGGCGCGGCGTGCGACATGGTGGCGGTGAGCGATGAGGACTGGCGCAAGTTCAGCCATTACGGCCGAGTGCCGAGCCCGCGCCGGATGATGGAGGGGATGCGGCTGTTCCTCAACGAGATTCAGCCTGGCGAGGAGTTGCCTGGGGACATTGCGTGGATACAGTGGCGCGAGGGTATCCCGATGCACCTGGCATTGCTGGCTGAGCACAATGGCCGGCGCACGCTTATCCATTCGCTGAGCGACTTCGGGAAAGTGCTCGAGCACGGATTCACGTCCGAGTGGCAGGCGCGGGTATCATCTTGGTGGAGATACCCAGGGCTTAGCACATGAGTGGATCAAGCACAGGTCAGATTGTTGGCACGGTAGTCGGAGCGGTAATCGGGTTTTATACCGGTGGCGCTGGCTGGGCGCTGGCTGGCAGTATTGCCCAGGGCGCTGCGGCGGGCTATGTGGTCGGCGGCCTTGTCGATCCGCCTCCAGGGCCGAACGTCCAAGGGCCGAGGCTCGACGATAAGAAGGTCACGACCTCGACGTATGGCGATCCGATACCGCTGGTGTATGGCCCTGATAACCGGATTGCCGGCAACGTCATATGGTCAACCGGCCTAATCGAGAAATCCAAAAAAGAGAAATCAGGAAAGGGCGGCGGCGGCAGTACAAGCGAGAGCTACACCTACAGCGTGTCGTTCGACGTGGCGATCATGGGCCGCCCAGGGCAGCAGGTCCGTCGCGTGTGGATGAATAACAAGTTGGTTTTTGATCTGTCAGTCGGAGTGTCGCTCCCTGCATATGACGCGGTGAACGGCAGCCTGTATACCAAGGCAATGGCCACGCACACGGTATTCGAGGAAATGCACTTTTGGCCAGGCACCACCACCCAGATACCTGACGCGATGGTCGAGGCCATCGAGGGCGTGGGCAATGTGCCGGCGTATCGCGGTATCTGTCATGTGTCGTTCAAGACATTGCAGCTGGCCGACTTCGGAAATCGTCTCCCTAACATTGAGTTCGAGATTGAGGCTGACACGACGATAGTGCTCGGCCAGGTTGTGCACGACATTTGCGGGCGATCAAATGTCGACAACACGTCGGTAATCGGCCTGGTTGATCCGATCCGCGGCTACATCATCGCCCGACCATCCAACGGCGCCGGCGCAATCGCCCCGCTCGGCATGGCCTACCATTTCGACGTAGCCGAGCAGCGCGGGCAGATCCGCTTTGTGAAGCGCGCGCGCGCAATGAAGGCCACGATACCCGTCTCGCAGATGGGCGCCCATGAAGGCAACGAAGAGGCAATCGAGCCTATCCGGCACAACACGCTGTCGACTGTTGATCTGCCGCGGCAGATGACGGTGAGCTTCGCCGACCCTGCGCTCGACTATCAGTCGAATTCGCAGCGGGCAATCAGGGATCAGGGCGCGACCGAGAATCTTGAATCGGTGCAATTCCCGCTAACCATGTCCGTGGACGAAGGCCGGCGCATTGCGGACCGACTGCTATGGTCGCCGTGGGCGGCGCGCAAATCAGCGACATTCAAAGTCGACGACACCTGGGTTAGGCGCGACCCTGGCGACGTGCTGGGCATTCAGGTATCCGACCAAGTCGTGCCCTACAAGCTCCTGCGCATGACGCGCGGCGACAACGGCGTGATCGATGCCGAGGTGCAGCGCGACGACCCTGAGCTGTACAACTCGACAGCGGATGGCGTTGCCGGAACTATCCCGGCCAACACTGTTCGATTCCCCGGACCGACCGAACTGGTGCTGATCGACTCGCCGATATTCCGCGACCTCGAAGACGACACGGGTTTTTACTGGGCGGTTACTGCGCCCGAGGACGGCTGGCGCGGCGCGGAAATCATGCGATCATCCGATGGCGGAACGACTTACAACACAATGAGCGAAGTCGCGGTACGCTCGACATTTGGCAATGTGGCGAGCGCGCTGCCGTCCGGCCCGACTGCGTACTGGGATCGCGGCAGCATCATCACGGTCGTGCTGGATCGCGCGGATGATGAGCTTGAGAGCCTGACGGAATTCGAGGTACTCAACGGCAACAACGCATTCTGGCTGGGGCCGGCTACCGGCGTCGGTGGTGAGGTGGCGCAGTTCGCGACGGCCACGCTGATCGCGCCGCAAACCTACGAGTTGACCGACCTTCTGCGCGGGCGCCGCGGCACTGAGTCGTTTGTCGGCACGCATGGTTCCAATGAGACTTTCATCCTGTTGGACCCGTCGACGCTTGGCCGCTCCGACCTCGGCCCGGGGGATTGGGATTCGTCCAGGATGTACAAGCCAGTCTCGTTCCTGACCGACATCGACGACACGCCGTCGCAGGCTTTTACCAACACTGGCGTAGGCAAGATGCCGTTTTCTCCTGTGCACGTGCTCGGCACCCGTGACACCAGCAACAACCTGACAGTCGAGTGGGTGCGCAGGTCGCGGCTGCAATCGTCCGGCCTGGCTGGCCCTGTGCCGCTTGGAGAGGAAACCGAGGCTTACGAGGTGGACATCTTCAGCGGCGCAGCAGTCGTGCGGACTATCGCCGCGACCACGCCGACGATCAGCTACAGTGCGGCAGAGCAAGCCACGGACGGATTGACGCCGGGTAATCCGGTATCATTGCGCGTGTACCAGATGAGCGCAGTTCGAGGCCGCGGGTTCCCGGCCATATCCATCGTGTGAGGCAATATGACAACGTCAGCAGATTTAGGCATCCCGTTCATTGACGCCGGCCAGGGTCAGCCTGAGGTCACCCACAACGAGATGGTGCTGCTGTTGCAGGCCATCAGCAACGGCGTCATAGATCGTGGCGTCGACACGCCGGCGGTAGGGCCTACCATCGGCGACAGCTACATTATCGGCGCTGCACCGACTGGTGCATGGGCTGGCCGTGCCAATTGCGTGACGATCTGGTCTGGCACGGCCTGGGACTTCATCCCTGGCGAGACTTCAGCCGGGACGCCTATCACCATGGGCTCGCGGCAGGAAGGGATGCGGATATGGGTCCGTGACGAAAACACGCTGTACGTGTGGACTGGCTCGGCATGGCTGAACTTTGCCAGCACGCCGGCAGCGGCGACCGACTACGGTCAGCGGGCAATCACTGGCAATACAACCGTTATCGCCATAACCGCCGCAGTTGATCCAACGCTGTCAACCAACAGCGATTACATACAGATCACTGGGATATTCAACGCCACGCCCGACGGCGAGAACAACGGGATCACTCAGCAGACCGACACCTTCACGATTGACAAAGCCGGAATTTATCGCATCGAGGCATGGGAGTCTCTGGCGTCCAGCGTAAACAACACCTCTCTCGCTATAAAATTCGGGATCAATGGAGTGATCGGCCTGGGGCGTAGGCCCAAGGTGTTCCTGCGTAACTCAGGCGAGTCTCACACACTGACGCCATTCGGGTACCACCATTTCGATGCCGGCGACGTTGTGTCGCTGTGGTTCGCGTCGACCCAGACTGCAAACATCACGTTCGAGGATGGCGTGTTCGGCGCGGTCGCTATGCAATACGACTGAGGTAACCCCATGAAATACGCTCTGGCATTCGCTGCATCGTTCGTTCTGGTTTGGTTTATCGTTTTGCCGCAGGTAGCCACAAGCGAGGGCATTGCCCCTCTTGCGGTTTCGGGGGATCGATTCACGGATGAGTTCGGGCTAGTGCAGTGGCATGATCAGG